CTTGGCCTTACCAAGGGTCGTCGGCGATAATGCCAACGCGTTAAAACACCATAGGAGTGATGCCTGTGTCATTTGCTGATCCGCAAACCGTCACGATCGACGGAGTCACGTCGTCCCTGCCACGCGTAAGCGTTGGCAACGGGTCGTCGGACTACCGATCGGCGGACGGAAACGTCACCCTCAAGGCCTCGAGTTCCTACGGGAACCGGACCCGACGGGTGGTGCGAATCGATCACAAGAAGGTCTCGGAGAACGAGTTCCTGCCGGACCAGAACGTCATCAGGAGCATGAGCTGCTACCTGGTGTTCGATCTGCCCACGGTGGGTTACACGAACGCTGAGGCGATGGCCATTTACACCGGGTTCAAGACCCAGCTGGCCGCCTCGTCCGACGCGATCGTCACCAAGTTGCTCGGTGGCGAGTCGTAAAACCGCGTCTGGACGTACTTCGAATGATCCTCTACGTTGCTTGGATTACGATTATTTATGTGATCCTAGCAGCTGTGATTTTACTCGCAGCAGGAGTCGCGTGGGGGTCAGTTCCCAACCGAGGAATCATTGGTGATCTCTTTTCCGTAGTTACGGATAGTAGATTCATCCTTGTATTCTCTTGGACGGTTGCTGGCCTTACGTTGATCTCTCTACGTAGATAGCAAATATACCAGGGCTTTAATCGGCCCGACGCAGGCTAAGGAAGCCAAAACCTCTATTTAAGGAGGAAGGCTGAAAAGCCTGACGTCACTCTGGAATAGAGTTGCCCATGAAATGGCAACTCGATGTCACACTAGCGCCATCCGCGATATAAAAACTGTCGCGGATCGTGTCGAACATGAGGGGTTCTCGTTTCTTACGATTGCCCTGCCTAGCTTTGGAAAAGGCCTCGAAAAGGCTCTTGACTTAGGCCAGGCTGATCCCATTCACTTCCAAGGCTTTCATACGCCTAGAGGTGAGTGTCTCCCCGTATTTCTAGGGGGTTTCACGGATCGTGTGTTCGACCGCTGTAGTGGTGTGTTGCTCGATGAACCTGATGTCGATGCAATTCTCGCCGTGCGTCAGCTAACGCTGATGTTTGGTAAGATCCTCCTTCCGTGCTCAGACAGACGGGAGAGGGCGGCATATGACGGTTACATCGAGTGTGAGAAGGAAGTTCGCAAGAACGACGCTCGTTTGTCCGAACAGGATTATTCGGATTTTAAGCGTGTATCTGACTTGCTATTTGGCGGTATGTTCTACCGTCTCGATCAGTTAGTATTTGATCGAGAGGATGTTATCCCCAAACATGGTCCTGGGTCTACTGCTGATAAACTTCGCGGAAACGCGAAGTACAAGCAGCGGACCTGGCCAATGCGCCTCCAGAGCATCTTCCCTTGGGAAGAGTTTCTGGTTCCGAATAGCTCCTATTGGGGCGACTTCGGAGAAAGCGTGAACTTCCTCGAACCTGGAGAGGAGATCCCCGTAAAGGTGATCTCCGTTCCTAAAACGCTCAAGACACCTAGAATCATTGCTATGGAGCCCACATGCATGATGTATGTGCAGCAAGCTCTAAACACTTTGATTCTAGATCAGGTGCGCGAAGATGACTTACTTCGCTCCCTGATGGACACGCGGCAACAAGCGCCTAATCAACGCTTAGCGCAACGTGGATCCGAAGATGGATCACTTGCAACACTCGATTTGAGTGAAGCGAGTGACCGTGTCTCGAATCAGCTCGTACGGGCCATGCTCGAAGACCACCCTCATTTGCATTGGGCGGTTGATGCGTGTAGGTCCCGGAAGGCTGACGTACCTGGTCATGGTGAAATTCGCCTGGCCAAGTTCGCGTCTATGGGTTCAGCTCTTTGCTTCCCCTTTGAGGCCATGGTCTTTCTGACCTTGTGTTTCATGGGGATCGAGCGAGAGCTCAACACAGTACTTACCCGGAGTAAGCTGGAACGCTACTCTGGGAGGGTGCGCGTCTACGGGGATGACATTATTGTCCCAGTAGACTGTGTCGCAGAGGTGATCAGTGTGCTTGAGCATTTTGGTGCAAAAGTTAACACTGGCAAGTCCTTCTGGACCGGAAGGTTCAGGGAGTCTTGCGGGCGGGAGTTCTATGGCGGCGAGGACGTAAGTATTGTCCGCGTTCGTCGTGAGTTCCCTACGTCACCAAAGGACGCAGCGCGAGTCATGTCGGTTATCTCTTTGAGGAACCAGCTTTACAAGGCTGGTCTCTGGGAGACGACCAAATGGCTAGACGAGCAGATCCGGAGGGTAATTCGTTATTTTCCGGATGTCTGCGAGTCTTCACGCGTGCACGGCCGGGTATCCTTCCTAGGCTATGTAGCCGAAAAGGAGCATCCGACTCTACACGCCCCCTTAGTCAAGGGCTATGTAGAAGTTTCCCGATCACCCATTAATACTCTGGATGACAGGGATGCCTTGCTCAAGTTCTTCCTGGAGCGTGGCGAAGAGCCGCTATTCAGTGAAGACCACTTGGAGCGTTCAGGACGCCCCGTGGCCGTCGACATCAAGCCGCGGTGGGCCATCCCGTTTTAATTAGGATGGTTGAGGTTGGGAGAGATCTAAGTCCCTCGATGGGTTGGTTCTTTTTACGGACCTCCTGTTGTTGGGGTAGTCTCTTCTGGGTTAGACTATAGGAGCCTTCGGGCAACAAAATCTACCCGGGGAGATGCACTTAGCAGTGC